CTGAGTCAATCGTCCCTGTTGTTCAGGATCTTATCGACCACGCCCAACCCACAGGGTATATATGGGCGAGGAACGAGAGCGGATGGTACGACAACTACTATGGGGTACTGGAATCTGCTGGATGCCGGAAGTTACCACCGTATTCATGCCGTCATACCACAGCGACCGCCCTCGCAATCACGGAAGGCATCGCACCGCAGACCATCAAACGAGTGATGCGGTGGTCGACAACAAGGATGCTCGACAGGTATGCGCACCCCGACCATCAGGATGCTCTTAATGCCGTAGATACCATTGGGGTTGCTAACAATGTTGCTAACGGCAAACGCTCAAAGCGTTGATTTTCCTTGCTTTTTGTGTCCCCTGCTAAGGGAGTAGTGTCAGTGATGGCAGCCCGGGTTCAAATCCCGGCTTCTCCGCTCAAACCCATGATCCACAACGGATTGTGGGTTTTTTGTTTTTTCCTGGAATTATGTCCAATTATGGCTCTTTATTTCTCCGTTGCTAACACGTTGCTAACATCAGGCACAAAAAAAGAGGCCCCCGAAGGGGCCCTTTTTACTGGTGATAATACCAGTCTTGTCTGTTGTGAAGTTTCTCCGCGTAGGCTACTGCATCCTGCCAGTTGCTGAACTTTCCAAGATGCTCTCCTGTGTCGAAGTAATGCTGGACTGCTTCGTCTTCGCTTACTTCTTTCCCGTCAATGATCGTAGGAAGCAGCACTTCTACGCCATCGATCTCCGTACTGAAACTTCTCTCGGTACTGATCGAGCCATCGCCGTTGTCGATTACCTTCCTATGATCCAGGTCAATGTTTCCCTGTTCAACCATTCCGTGAACGGTCCACGTTTTCGGATCGCTGCGGTAATCTTCCTCTTCTTCTGCCGCTTCTTCTGCTACAGGTTTTTCAGCAGGCTCACCGTACTTCTCGTCCACCTTTTCCTGCCAGCCGCCTTTTCCATAGATGTTGAAGTCAAAGCCGGTATAATCCAGCAGGTCTTCAATCTCTACCATACGGGCGTCATCGCCCTTGCGGTAAGCGTCCTTCCACTGATCACGGTATGTGTCGCCAACCTTCTGCTTTATCGCGGAATCGGCATCCTTTTCGTCATCGTATTCGGCGCGGATTGCTTCGACCATCGTGTCATAGGTATCGAAGTCTTCTGCCTTCAGCGCCTTCACGATTTCCGTTTTCAGATTGGCGATCTTCCCGTCCCTGGCAATGTCGCTGACATCCTGTTTCTCATATTCATATTCCGGGAATACGGCGTTCTTGCCAACGTTGTCAGCGTACTTCCAGACGGAATCAATCATCTTGATCTGCTGGGCATTGGTAGCGTTCCGGTAGGCTTCGCTTTCGATCAGCGTGGTCAGTTCACTGTGGGCAGTCTTATTCCTGACTTCCTTATAGTGATCCCACTGCTTGTCCGTCAGAACGTGTTCCTGTTTCTCTCCGTTCTTGGACCAGCTGATCTTTTTGTCTGGGTCATCCTTCGGAATCATGGACTTGAATCCATCGGCTCTGCTCTCGTACAGGCGACCCATTTCGTTGATGATCGGATCGCCTTCGATGTCATTGATATTCACATAGCCAGGAAGGATAAAGTTCTCAAGAATCCGTTCAAGTGTTCCGGTTTCCTTCTCTTCACCCCAGATATCGCGGACCGCGATGTTCTGCTGGTTGAGGAACGGGATCTTGTTCTGTGCCTGTTCGATCATGTACCGGACATTGCCCATGAAGCCTTTGCTCTTGTCCTGTTCGACAAACGCCTTCCGTTGTTTGTCATCAATCGACCGGGCAATCGCGCCAAGCACAGAAGGAACATAGCTGCTCACGTAGTTCGTTCCAAGCTTGGACGCAATCTGCGTGATCGGATTCGTGTCATCATAGGAGCTGGTTTTCAGCAGCGTGTTCACGCCGTCCAGCATGGACAGATTGAACACAGGCTCTGTGATGGAGCCAAGCGCATTCAGCACTCCTTCGATGTTCACATTGCCTTCGCTTTCCAGCTGATCACGGATTGCTGCACCGACAAAGAACGGCATCGACATGGGAGCCGCCCAGTCCAGGGTGAAGCTGACATCCTTGCCAAACAGTTGGAAGTGGATTGCATATTCCTGCTGGCCATTGAGCTTGTCGAACTTATCATCGTCATCGTCAATACCGCAGGATACTGCACCTGTTCCTGCAAGCAGGAAACCAAGGGCAGTGATCGCAGTACCGGACAGGCCGGAACAGATATGGTCGATTACCTGTGTCGGAGACAGTGCTTTTTCAGGCAGTGCATTCAGTTTGCCGTTCTGGTAGTCGAAGTACTGCTTCATGTGATACATATCCGCAGTCAGACTCTTAATAATTCCGGCAGGACTGTACTCAAGACCGCGCTTCAGGATGTTGGCAGGAGTTTTCTTGAACGGCAGAGCTGCATCGACAACGAAGCCGGCGACACCGCCCTTCCTGCTGACATCGTTCAGAATGCTGGCTGCCTTGCTGAAGTCGCGGTAGGTCGCCTTCTGGGCTTCATTTATTGCGTACTGCCTTCCTTTTTCCAGCAGTGCGGCATCATTCTGCACTTGTTCAACGGTGTAGCCGTTTGCTGTCATCCAGCCGCCAAGCGCACGGCGGTAATGCCCTTTGAGGAAGATCCAGTCTTCGCCTTCAAGAGCATTACTGTTCAGTTCACCAAGGCTGAAGCGTTTCTTTCCGATCTGCGTGACTTCGTTAAACTTCGCTTCGCCGGTCAGAATCTTTCTGATATGATCAGCGTCTTCCCTTGCAAAGTTCCGAATGTCCTTTGAGGAAGCCAGTGCAAGTGTCTTTGTCCGTTCTTCCTGTCCGGTCACAATTTCCGCAATGGCTCCCAGCTTATTCTTCAGGGAAACAGCAGGGATAAACATGGCGTTACCGATGATATTGCGGATGTGGGTCCTGGGGTTCGCCAGCATGGAAAGCATACGGAAGTTTCGGAGATGGTCTTTCCAGTTGGAAGGAACCTGTCCGGCAAGCTCATTCATGGCGGCTTCTCGGACCTTGTCGAAGTCTTCAGCGTCCTCGGCAGCGGCAGCGGCACGATAAACCCAATCGGAGAATTTCAGCTTTACGTTGGTTCCCTTCCGGTTGATATCGTCCTGTGTGCGCTGGAGCATTCTTTCCATCGCCAAAGCACGGCCTTCAGGAGTCATCAGGGAGAAGAGTTTACGGGCCTGCAATGCCTGGGCAATGTCAGTACCCTGTCTGCCGTAATCGCGGAGCAGTTCGACCTGTGCGTGGACATCGTGCTTAGCGGCAGCCATGCCCATCACGGCGATCATCCGTGCCTGCCCGTCCTTCGTCCTGTGGTTGAAGGAAGGATCTGTCACTTTTGTGAGTGAAGCGTTGTATCCGTCAGCATCGTTCTCGCTTGCATTGCTGCTCACCCACTGAATGGCTCTCTTCAGTTCATCCTCGTTCGTGTCCTGGATGTACCGATTGTGTGATTTGATGTAGTCGATTGCTCTCTCATCAAAGACATCGCTCTTCGGTCCGGTCACGGTATTGAACTGTCGTTCGCCTTCGCCGCGGTCAGTGCGGTTCAGCCGCTTCAGTTCCTTCGGATCAAGTACGCCGGCATCGATCAGCTGCTGGTCAATGTCTGCCCTGGCAAGATCGTCTTCAATGGAATACCGGATGTCCTTATTTCCTGTGAACCGCTTGTCAAGCGGAATCACATTGCCGTTGTCATCGTAGGTGACAGCGTCAGCAGACTTGACATCATCCTGATTGAAGAAGATACCGATATTGCCGTAGCCTGCAAGCTCTGAGCCATTGCCGCCGTGATCCCACAGATTATTGATCCTTACACTATCATACCCTTCATCTTTCGCCCATTCGGCAATCTGTCTTGTTGTGTACACAGTGCCGTCCGGGAAAGACATAACTGCCGCAATGTCAGTGTCTGTTGCATCAATAATTGACTCGGCAGAAATTTCATTCCATGCGCTGCCGTCAGCATCAATTACAAGCTGGTTGCCCGGTCTTGTATAAAGCTGATATACGTTTGATCCGGCTTTTTCAACTGTCTTGTCAAGGAATCTACGCATATCGAATTCATCATAGATTGTGGATGATTCTACGCCGGGTTCGTAATACCACTTATCACGCTCGTCCCACGTTACCTTGAACCGATTTGTATCAGGAAGATACTCGATTGATTCAACCGCATCGCCGTCAATCTCTTTAATGTGCTGGTTGGCAAAATCAGCAAGGTCCTGTCCGTGGTACTCTCTGTCAAGGATGACCCTGTCGCTTATATTCGTTACCTTTGCATCATCGCCTTCTGCATATGTCGCAGCCATGTCTTCAAGATATGAAACGAATATGGTTCCGTCTCCGCGTTTAAGATCAAACTCGGTGAAACCGAATGAGTTTGTCCCGTGATACGCCTTGTCAGTATACCCGGCCTGTTCAGCAGCGAAGTCAACATCTTCCTGTGCCGCATTCATGTCTCCATGCTTTACGGCATCCATGTAGTCCACGTTCGCCTGCCGGAGCATATCGTCCAGGTCGGCATCAGTGAGCGTATCGTTGTAGAGCTTCTGCGTTCCTGTCAGGTCAAACGGCTTCCTGATCAGTTTTTCGGATGCTTCAGCCGCCTGCCGTTCAAGAGCCGGAATGCCGTACTTCGCGCTGGTTTCCGTGGGAAGCATACTGCCCTTTCCGGTCGCTGGATCGTACTTCGTCAGATGCGCTTCACGGCCCTTGCCTTCAACATCGCCGATCTGAATGCCGGATACATCGATCTGCTTCTGTTCTCTGTAGTTGCCGTTCAGATCATACATCTTCCGGTCGATCAGCAGCTTCCAGTATCCCTTCTGCATGGCGTTCGGATCGTATCCTGTGATCTTTCCGTTCGCATCATAGATCGCACCGGCGAAGTTGCCGTTCTTCACGGTCTTGTTCTTGGCATCCCATACGCCGGAGAATCTCGGAATAACGCCCATCGCCTGACAGTACTCAATGAATCTGCGTCCGTTTTCATCCGCAGTTTCCTTCGTGCCGCCCGGTTTTGTAGGATCTGTCTGCCAGTATTCATAGGGGAATATCTGCTTTGCCTGTGCGGAAGTCAGCGCAACGCCATAGCACTTGTTGCCTTCTTCCACATAGAACCTGTTGTACAGATCGGCGAGATAAGGATTCGCATTTTTCCCGAAGACATACTTCTGCTCGTCAGCAGTCAGACCGCCCTTGGAAGAATCCGTCTCATCAATAGCCTTCTGCGCAATGCCGGTCAGAATCTTGATACGGGCATTCCACATATCCTTCTGTTCTTTGGTCCGATTGTCAACAGTCCGCGTCTTCCTCTTTCCGGTCGCTTCATCGATGTACTTTTCCTTCCGGGATACGAACTTGTCGCTCTGTGTGTTCGTATAGTCGCTGCTGGTATTCAGCGTCTCTTCCACGGATGCCACAAGCTGGCTCAATACTTCTCTGGAGTTACCGCTTGAATGCCACGGAATGACGAAGTCAATGTCTTCCCCGGCAAGCGCAAGCCTGATGTGCGTATCGTTCATGCCAACCAGGATCATCTGAACGTTGTCATACTGCTTGCTCTTTTCAAGAGCCTTGCCGTATTCCATTCCGGTCACATCGGAGAAGTCCATCACATAGACCTTGCCGTCAACAGTCGCCGCCTGTTTCTGTGCATCGGTCATCTTGGCAATCTCTTCCGCAGTCGCTTCATGGAATCCGTTGCCGGAACCCATGATGGACAGGTTCACATCGGCTCCTGCGCTGGCGAACAGATCAACCGCTTCTGCAACCTTGGTATACATCTGCGCATTGCTCTTCGCAGCCTGAAGCTCCAGGAAGGCCATCACATAGTCAAGTCCCCATTCCGGTCTGAAGTCAGATGTGGACTGAAGCCGCTGGCCGCCGATCAGGTTCTGCCGCCTTGCACGGTTCCTCGCGCCGTCAATCGCCTTGATGATATCCTGCTTCGTACCGTTGAACATCGGATTGTCAGCAGTGGCAACACGGGTCTGGCTTCCGTTGATGATGTCGCCAAGGGAAGCACCGGAATAAGGAAGGATGGACTTGCCCATTCCGGCTCCGCGTGAAGTCCTGTATGCCCAGTTGCTGCCATACCTGTCAGCGAATTCTCCGGTACGCCGCATATCGAGCAGGATCTCGTCAGGCGTGATACGGAAATCAGGATTGATTTTGTAGTTACCTTCTTCGTCTGCGGTCATCAGCGACTGCGTAATCCAGTTGTACGCTTCAACCTCGCGCAGTTCCTCGTCAAGATTGGTGACATTGGCGGCATTCTTTTCGATCTCTTCCTTTGCAGCAGCAAGTTTCTTCTCCAGAGAATCCCTTGACCGTTGTTTCAGGTTTTCGTTCTTCAGCTGGTTTGTGAAATTCTCGATGTCAGCTGCCAGCTTCGTATGCCGTTTCTCGCCTTTGTTGATCTCACTGTTAATCTTCGCCTTCCGCGCATCAACGCCGGACTTGTCGCCGTACCTTGTATGCATCTCATCGATATAGGCTTTGGCGGCTTTTTCCGTTTCAACAGGATCAAATGTAGCGTATCCATCCTTATCCATGACGATTTCGCCATCGCCGTAATGGATATCGTTTCCGTTGGCATCCTTCCCTGTGACGATGTAGTCATGCTGGAACCGGCTCATCTGCCCCAGCAGAGAAGGTACGCCCATCCAATGACTGAAGACATAGCACACCGGGCAAGGCACGGACAGCCCGGCCTTGTGGGTTTCGTTATAAATCTTCAGCACATCGTCTCTTGTCAGGCCGTAGGAAACATCATCAAAGCGTCCTTCCTTCCGGGCAATGGCATTCGCCTTCAGTCTGTCGAGCATGACCTCGCTCATGACATTGACAATGGCCTGTGTCTTGGCACAGATCGTACCAAAGTCAACAGTGTCATGATACTGCGTATCAGAGTTTGCTTTCAGTGCGCTGAAGGTGGACTCCAGCGTACCGCTGGCAATCTCCCATACAAGGTTATGGTCCTTCAGCATGGCGATCATGTTCATCAGTCCGGCGAACATCTCAAGAGCGTCACCCTTCTGTGTATGCTCTTTCCCGTCCTTCCCTTTGAATACATCATCGCTCAAGCCTGCATCGATCAGTTTGCCAACAGGAGTCACCTTGATCATGTCGGCGGTTACTTTGTTCTTTACGCCGTCAATGATCCTGCCCTTGCTATCTTTCAGAATCTGTTTCTTTTCATCATAGGTCATCTGTGTCGCCTGGGCGAACTGGGCAATGGAGAACTGATCGCTACCGGGATGCACTTCCGTCTTGGCACGTTCATTCAGTGCCTTCTGGAAAGCACGTTCGGCTCTGCGGAGATTCTCTGCGGTTTCCCTGTCAGCACCCGTCATGCCGCTGAAGAAATTCTTCAGTGCCTGGTTGATGTTGTGGAGCATATTCCGCATCTTGCCGCCCATACCAGCATCCATGAAACGCTGGACAACATCCTTGTCAGACAGGCGATTCTTTGCGAAGTCCGCAATGATTTCCTTTTCGGCATCTTCAGCAGTCAGGTTCTCGCCATTCCTGCCATACAGGTCCTGCTTCTGCTTGATGGCAAGATCATATGCGGCGCGGTCGAACTTGTCGCCATTGCCAAAGAGAGTGCCAAGAACAATGTCCCTGTACTTGGCATAGTGCTTCGTTTCCTCAAGGCTATGGGTGATCTCATGCATGGCAACCTGGACAAGAGCCTGCCCCAGCTTCATGCTTCCGTCATTCGCCTTGCCGGAGTTCAGATAAATCACGCCGTCCTTGGAAGAATACATTCCGTCAGCGACGCCGATATTATCGGAAAGCATGATCGGAATACCCAGCTTGCGCTGAAGCGCACCAAGAGCCAGCATGGATTCGGCATCGGTCAGCCGCTTGGAAAGATCAATCTTGCCAAGTTTCCACTGCTCGTTCCGGTCCTTCAGCTGCTTGCGAACACGTTCCTTTGTTTCCTCATCGGCAGAGAAGGAGTCAACAAAGCGGTCGATCTTCTCATTGTCGGATTCTTCCGCAGTCTTTCCGGTACGCTCATCTTCTTCTGCCTGCCGCTGCGCTTCTTCCTGAGCAGCCTGTTCTTCGGCGATCCTCTGCTCTTCAGCAACGCCGGCCCTACGCTGGTCTTCCTGTGCAACCATCTGCTCTGCCTGTTGCCGGAGAGTATTCATCATATCGTCCATGGCATCCATGACATCGGCATCGGTTGTCTGAACCTTTTCCCTTGCCTTCTGAAGAGCCTGCTCATATTCCTGTGTGACAACCACATTATTATGATGCTTTGACAGGGCATCGATCAGGATCTTCTTATTTTCCTCGCTGGGATCATTGTTGAAGTCAGTGGTCGCGTTCTGCACTGCTTCAGCTGAAGCCTGCTGGGTTTTCTGTCTTGCCTGATAATCCTTCCCGGCACGGAGCAGTGTCCGGTTCGCAGCGTCAGCCGCCTTCTGCAACCTCTGCACCATCGCCAGTTTGTTTCCGATCTCATTGGCTCCTGGAGCAGAAGTGCCACCATCAGCGATGATCCGTCCTTCGGCTTCGGCAACACGGGTTTCATATACTGCATTGGCAATGTTCTGCTGGAGAACCGCATTCGCGGAATCCTGTGCAACAGTCGCCGCAAGCCGTTGTGCCTGATGATGCAGTTCTGCCGTTACAAATTCCTCGGTCAGACCGCCGACCTTACTGTTGTACAGTTCCTGATATGCAGCACTGTCCATGCCGCCAAGGACCATGTTCGTGATCGCCTGCTTCAGTTCGGAAACATTCACTTCGCCTTCGCTGGCTCCAAGCAACAGGTCCTGCACCCATTCAACCGCGTCCTGTGCGCTGCCACCGAAAGTATCCTGAAGGAAATCGTTCAGCTTCACCGCAACAGACTTGGAGATATCGCCGGAAGCGTCAGTGCCTTCGATGTCAAGCACGGCAGCGAGAGTCGCCGTCTTACTTTTGTCATCAGCGTCCTTCGCCTTGTCCAGGAGCATATAATCCGCAGCGATCTGCTGGGCTTCCGTCTGTTTCCGTTCCTCTTCGGACACGGCAGTGCCAGCATCCTCTTCGGATGCTTCTTCCTGCGGAGCAGTGGCTTCTGCCGTCTCTGCCGTTTCAGTTGTTTCTGCGGTTTCGGTTTCCGGGGCTTCCACCAATGATTCTGCCGTGGCGTTCACACGTTCACGGATCGCCTTGTCCGCTCTCATCACATCAAAGATGTTGACATTGGCTCCGCTTCTCTGAGCGAACTTGGTCTGTGCGCGGTAATAATTCGCACGTCCAGCAGCCAGTGGAACGATGTCCGTTCCGGGAGACAGGAAGGAAACCAGCGCGGTATGCATAAGAGCAGCAAACTCTTCACGTCTTGCCATCGCGTCAGCATCCTCGTCGGACAAGTTCGGGTTTGCTTCCTTCAGTTCTGCAACACGTCTTTCGTGTTCAGACAGATCGCCCATGACTTTTTCGTCGGCATATTTTTCGATGGCATCTGTCAGGGTTTCACCAAAGGCCTCGCTCCAGCCGGACGTCGTTACCCACTCTTTCAGAAATTCCTTGACAGTGCCAGCTTCGATGTCGCCTCCCATCTTGAAGGCCTTGCTGATGTTCTCAATGGAGATCGCTTCAGTACCAGCTTCAAACATCAGGGCGACAGAGCCAAGAATCCATGCCTGTGTATCGCTGGCTCCACGTTCCTTTGCTTCTGCCATCACATCAGCTGCGGCTCCCATTGCCATAGGCAGCGCACCGACAAACTCCTGGGCCATCTCGGAAGACATACCGCCGGTAAGCCAACCGAACGCCATCATGTTCATCATACTGTCGCCACGGTTGCTGATGATTTCCTGAATGCTGCTGAATGCTTTCTGAAGGACAGAACCTTCGCCGTATGTCCTTGTGATCTCTGCCTGTATCTCCGATCTTGCGGAAGTGCGGAATTGATTGAAGGACAACCAGTAGTTGTTGGGGTTATACTCCACATCCTTTCCGGTCGCCTTGTTGATGCCGTATTCGATGTCATAGGCAAGGCTGCCAAGAGCAGCCGCCGGGGCAAGGATCATGGACATAACATCCGCGCCCCTTCGTCCCCAGAAACCCTGATCAGCAAGCTCTGCGGCTCCGGCCTGAAGGACTTCTTTGCTTCTGACTGTCAACGCACCATAGCTTCCGTCAGAGAGATGATCGAAGTACTGCTCTGCTGCATCACGGCCTTCCGTGGCAAGCAGATAATAGTAGGTGTCGATCTCATAATCGGACATCAGGTTCTTGGCATAGAAACCGCCAAGCATCCGGCCTTCTACAGTCTGCCCAAGCATATCATTGAACTGTCTTTCGATATCGTTTGGGTCGAAGGTATCGACCATTCCAAGCAGCTGATCCTTCTGTTCGTCAGACAGGAGATCCCAACCGGGCTGGTTCTCAATATTGCCGTCCCATGCAGACCAATCCCACTCGGTATCTGTCATCTCGCGACCGCGCTTGGCCTGCTCATTGAAGTCATCGTTGGACAGGAGCGCGAAGTACTCATAGTCCTTGTGATCCCTTTCCAGTTTGGCGACATACCTGTTCAGATTGTTCTTAACGTTGTCCGGCAGAGTGATGCCCATCCGTTCGGAATAGTCAAGCATCCACAGGGCCGTCTCCAGTTCTTTCCGGTTCTGCTCATCGCCTTCCTTGGCGGCTGCGAGAACCTTGCCATATCCGGCAGCACCGTCAAAGGCAATCTCCCGTGCGTACAGGTCATAAGCATTGAAGGCTTCCCACTGCGTAGGATCATACTTGGTGAAACTGTTCAGCACATCAATGACCGCGCCGGTATCCTCAAATACCTTCAGCTCTTCAGGCTTAACGCCAGCCTTGGTCAGCATATTAATGGTAGCTGTCCGAAGAGCAACAGCGTCCTGCGTCTTCTTCTGTGCTTCGTTATATGCTGCTTCGTTTTCACGGGCATACTGCGACAGAGCATTGCGTTCTTCGGAAAGGCTGTTGTATTCGTCAAGCATTGCCTTTTCGTCATCGCTCATGACAACGCCGGAAGCATTCGCAATCTTCTGTCGCGTTTCGGCAAGACCGGCCATACGCTTATTGATCTCTGCCATCGCGGTTTCCCGGTCAGCATCGACCATTGGGATGCGCTTGCCGTCCGTGCGACCAATGCTCTTCAGTTCATACTTTCCTGTCCGGGCATTGTATTCCACAGAAGCAGACACGGGAACGTCACCGACAGTGATGTTTATGCTGCCCCTGTTGAAACTGTCGATGCTCTGTCCGGCATAGATGAGATCGCCAAGGCTCTTTTCGATCTCTTCCATCCGTCCGTTGACCGCGTTCAATCGCTCTGCATTCCGGTCAAAGGCGGCAATCGTGTCCGCACCGGACAGTGTCGCTTCTGCGGTAGCACTGATACTCTTGCGGATAGACTGCTGGGTCAGCCGTGAATAAGCACCGGAGTATCCGTCACGGATTCCCTTCAGCGCATTCTTCATGTTGTCAAAGACTGCGGTCCAGGAATTCTTCGCAACAGTCTTCTCAACAGGAGTGCCTGATTCCTCAACCACATCAGCAGCATCAGCAAGCACGGCGTTCTTCTGGGCGATCACCGCCTGTTCCTGTTCGGAATATGCAGGCACAGTATTCGCAGAAGGAGCAGCACCGGAAATCGCATCCACAGGCATGGAGTCCTGTCCAGCTTCAACAACATACTGTTCTCCGGTCTGCTTCGTCTTCCTGGCATCGCAGAACCGCTCGACATCGGACAGAAGTTCCTGCTTCTTGTAGTTGATCGCCTTTGTTGTCTCCACCAGCTTGCTGCCGTCCTGGATGGAATCATCCATCGCCTTCAGCGTGGGACAGTTCTTCTCAATGAACCGCTCAACGTTCGCCAGCACTTTGTCCTTCTTCAGGTCGCCGCTGGTCCATATGTCGATCTTCTTTTCCAGAGCAGCCAGCTCATCCTCGGCCTTCTGTGTGTTGTCGAAGGCAGACTGCACTCTGCGGAACATCTGCACGGAAGTCTCATCGTTCGGATCAACCGTCTGCCGAAGCCGCTCGATGTCATCCGCGTCAAAGGATGTCATGTTGAAATACATTCCAACATCATCGCCAAGTGTCATCCCGGCAGAATAGGGACTGTAGGTATCGCGGTTATTCCAGTCCAGCTTTGCACGGAGAGCGGTATTCTCCTGCCATACATTCCCTTCGCCAAGACCGCTCATGGCAACGGCATATTCGTCATCGCCGCCGGAATATCCGTTCCTCGCCGCCCAGATCGTGCCGTACATATCGTCCTTGGAGAAGTTGATCCCACGGTTCAGTTCAACAGGGTTCACGCCGGCAGTCTCCTGCATCTTCGCCAGGGTCGGATACTTCTTCCAGTCAATGCCGTTGATGATCTCGTCATCGGAATCATTCCGTCCGGGATTGGTCGCCTTCCATGCAAGCTCCTGCTTAAGACCGGCCCACTCACGCTCGGCATCATCGGTATCCTGATTGCTCTTGTAAACCTGATATGTCCAGTATGCCTTCCACTGATCGGCAGTGCTTCCGCGCTTCGGCGGCTTGCTGGGGGTATTGGTAGTTCCGTTGTACAGAAGATGCTGCTGCCAGTCCGTGTTCCGGTTGAACCAATCTGTATTCATCCGGGAAGCGTCAATGCCATAAGCAGACAGTTCGCGCACCGCCTGGTTCGTAGGAGCAGAATACTGATTATGGGCAGGAGAAGACGGATTCTGTGCAGACTGCTGGTACAGGCCATACAGGCGGTTCGCTTCTGACTGATCGGTTTCAGCGATCTTGTAAATCTGCCCAAGCACCTCACGCCTTGTGGGTTGTGCCGGAGCATTCTGCTGAACAGGAGCGGCTACATTCTGCTGATATGCACTCTTCTCGTTATTGTTCAGTGGCATATTTTAATCCCCCTGATTACATTCTGTCTTTGGTTTTGCTCTGCTGGAAAAGATACTTCTTGTCCTCTGCATTCTTGGCATTCTGATTCGCCTGGTTGATACCGACACCGCCTGTCACGATGCCAAGCGCAGAAGGCCGAACATTGTAGTTTGCGATACCAAGCAGCACATCACCCCACGGATCATTGGACTGGTTGCCGCCAAGACCGCCGTCTCCACCAGCACCGTTGCTGCCGCCGCGCCCACCGCCGCGACCGCTCTTCCCCTTTGCAGCCGCCGCAGATGCCTTCATCTGTTCATAGTCGGAACGGCTGATTCCGGCCTGCTTCAGCAGCGCATCGCTTGGATTGTCTCCGGGTTCCATCATGTTCATCAGAGATGTGAATGCGAGCTGCTGCTTTGCGGACATCTGATTGTATTCAAACTCCTGCTTGAACTGATCCTGCTGGGCTTGGAACTGCTGCTGCCACTGCTGGTCTGCGACCTTATCACGTTCCTGCTGATAGGCAAACTGCTTCTCCTGTGTTTCCAGCGAAGTCAGTCGGTTCTGATAATCGGCAATCTGATTGCCCATAATATCGCTGTCTGCCTTGATCTTCTCTTGCTGCATATTCGCCAGCGTCTGGGCGGCATAGGAGCTGCGCTGCATTCCACGGCCCAGAATCTGCCGGTCTGCGTTGGCAATCGCCTGATCATACTGCTTTCCGACCTGTTCGCGTTGCGCCCCGTATGTGGTATCAAGACTCTGCCACAGCCTTGTCCTGGCATCCTGCCCTTCCACATCCTGCTGGGTTGCTGCCTGCGGAGCTTTCGTCACATCTTCCTCAAACGCCCTGGCCAGAGTGTCTCTTGTAGTAGTCTTTGCCATGATCTTCATCTCCTGTTATAAAATCGCTGTTGTTATCGTTCTATAAATAAAACCGCAAAATCTGCGATTTAAGGCTCATGTTTATTTGGGCGATGGATTTATCGTCCGATGCGATGAAACGCAAATCTGATAGCGTATGCGATTAAATGCGCATATAGAAAAAAGAAGCCTGCCGAATACATGATCCAGCAGGCCGATTGTGTCTTATTGTTCCGTGTCATTCTCCTGTGTTCGCAAGGTCTTCCTGTTCCTTGTTGTAGTTTGCCGTGCTGATGCCAAGCAAGGCACCCAGGAAAGCATCCACAACGGAGATCGTTCCGACAATTTCAGTTGCGTAAGGGAATCCCCATATCTTCGCAAGGCCGAAGTAAAGCGCACCCAGTGCAGGCAGAAAAATCAGGGCGATCCATTTCAGGATATCATAAACTTTGTTGGACATTTTCATGAACATTCTCCTTTCACGAAACAGTTGTCTTTATCAGGTATCCGACAAACGCACCGACAAGAATGCCGATGATGGTAGTGATCACAGAGTCCCAGCGTTTCGCTGGCTTGCCTTTTATTTCCTCGACATTCTCCGCAACATTCGCAAGCATCCTTTCCGTTGCGGTCTGCCGCTCGGTCAACCGGGTAACGCTGATGGTCAGGTTGTTGATCGCTTCATGCATGGACTCAAGGTTCTTCAGCCGTGCGTCAAAGCTCTTCATCTCTGCCGTTATTCCGGCAACGATGACCTGAATGTCTTCCATCGTTAATCACCATCCTCGATAGGATCAACCGCCAACTCCGGTGTCTCTCCTGAATCGTCCACAGTGATCAGGTACTCGGCATCGTCCGTGCCTTTCAGCACGATGCCTTCGTCATTGATGTTGTTGGGAATGGAAGCGATCACATCCAGCAACATGATCACGATCTCGCTGGCTTCCTGGCTCATCTTTCCCCAGAAGTTGGTGTCAATCGGTTCAGTTCCTGCCTTACACAGTTTCTGAAGATGATAAACACCGCCGTCCGTGAAGGTTACCGCATCGCCAACAGCGTAGGTTTTGGTTCCGTCCCAAGGCCCCTTAAATGTCATATCAAGTCATCTCCTTATACGAACTTTGATTGGGGTACATATCACAAAGGGCCTTGGCCTGTGATAGGGTCAGCCCTGTGACCGTGGCGTTATACCGCTTTTCTTTTTCTTTGACCGGAACGGACTCAAGCATCTTCAAAGTCTCCGGTCCTACAATGCCGTCCTGCTTCAGTCCCCAGTCTTTCTGGAACTGCTTGACCGCCGCTTCCGTCTCGGAACCGAAGTCTCCGTCAGCACCGTACTTCGGCAGCTTGTACCCAAGCTCCAGCAGTTTCTTCTGAAGGTTCTTGACTTCTGTTCCCTTGTCTCCTTTGCGGATCACGGAAATCACCTCGGTTTCCTGCTCGGAGCCGTCATACGAAACATTCTTCAGCTCTCCATAGAATGTCCACTTTGTGGCAGTGATATTGCTTGTGCAGACACCTGCCTGCGTGCCACTGGCTTCAATGACCTTTCCGTTCCCGGCATAAAGGCCAACGTGAGGATGGTTGCCAGGAGAGCTTCCCGTGAATACGGCAGTGCCTGGTTTCAGCGTCTTCTTCAGGGAGTCATTCAGTTTGCCCTTCTTGGAGCAGTAGTTTGTGTAGATGTTGGAACTGATGTGCGACATTCCGATGCCGTATTCCCTGAAGGCCCACACAAACATACCGGAACAGTCAGCGACATAATGACCAACCCATTTACTTCCATAGACGGCGGCATTGTAATAATGATCGTTCTTTGCTTCGGTGTTCTTTTTCCAGTTCGCCCCGTACTTGGACACCATGTAGTTGACCTTCTGTTTCTGCCGTGCATCCGTCCAAAGGATACCGGCTGCGCCCCAGATGTATCCCCAGTGGTTGTCAAGCGCATATTTGAACTTCTCAACCAGCGCAGAAGCCGGAATAGTCACAATATCACCGCCTTATATGTTGGAACATTGCTTCCACTCGGAACCTTCACGGACAAACACATCGCATTCCTTGAACTCGCCGTTGTCATAAACCGCAACCGTGCAGTTCTCAAACGCTTCGCCGTTGTAGTATCCGACCACGGACTGCGACTGCTCAAAGTGCGCCGTGATTGTTGCCGTTCCTGCCGGCACTGTATATGTTGTTGACTCCGCAGTAGGATCAGCGATGGTTCCCTTTGTCGCCGTCCAGCCAGTGAACTTGTATCCCGGCTTCGGCGTTGCGACAATCGGAATGCTTGAGCCGTAGGCAACAGTGCCGCCGCCCGTGACCGTACCTTTGCTTGTGTCCTCGGACACAACAGTGATAGCGTACTTCTGGTTCGTGAACGTTGCCGTCACAGTAATCGCACTGTTCGGCATCGTGAACTTGTTGTTCGTGATCGTCACGCTGGGGCTGCTTGTGTACTTGGAAAGCGCATACCCTGTCGCAGGCTTCGGTGTCAGCGTGACGGTCTGCCCCTGATACGCCGTTGACTTGTTTGCAGTCAGTGTGCCGGAGCCGCTCGTCTTACAGGTGATGCCGTATGTCGGAAGATCCTCGGTTTCAAAAACGGCATACAACCGCTTGGAAAGACCGCTGCTGCCGGAGTTGTGAACCTTAACCTTCGCACCGCTGCCGCTTGACCAAACGCCTGTTGTAGTGGAACTCCACTGATCCCAGCCACTGCTGCCGTAGATTGACTGTGCGCTTCCACGCATCTGCAATGACTGCGCCCCGTTCGGACCCATGTAGACCTTCATCCGAACAAAGCGTTCGCCAGCCGGAACACTGAAGACAGATGTGGTAAAGGTATGGTCAGTGCCGGCCCCTACCGTTGCGCCGCTGCTCTCCCTTGTGTACTGATGAGTAGCCATTTAACCACCCCTTACGAAATCGGCTTCAGCCAGATCATCCCTTCCGTAGGCTCGGCAGGCTGTGTGCCGGAATAAACAATGACCGGCATGGCTGTGTCAATCTTGTCCATATTGTCATTGATCACATCAACATCAGCCGCTTCATCATAGTCAGGCTTTGTAAGGCCAAGTTTCGGTGTCTGCGTTGTTGCCATGTCAGTCACTCCTCGTTTCCGTTTTCAAGCTCGGCAAGCCGTTGTTCGATCAGGCCAAGCTGTCTGTAGATATCGTCAAACACGCGGTTGATCTGGATGATCAGCATTTTGCTCTGGCCATCCCAGCCGCTTGGAACACGAATCGGTTCATGCTGTTTGATTGTTGCATTCGCCATCTTCGCTCACCTCAATCAGGATCAGTCTCAACCACAACCTGAAGACCGCCGATAATGCGCCACGGCGCAGTCACACCCTGGGCCGTCTCAATGACAAACCGGAACTTTCGCCCGGAGCCACCGAAGTGCAGCCGCTTCATCTTGTGTTCTTTACCGATCAGTCTGTCGGATTCCGACAACGGCTGGACTGTGTAGTCCTTTGTCTTTGTCTTCTTTTCCGTCTGAATGCTGATCGTCATTGTCACAGGATCGTCCTTCACTTCCGGCAAGAAGTAGAAGTCAAAGCCGCCCTTCACGATCCGCTTGTAGCCAAAATCAATCCACGGCGTGACCCACTTGCAGGCCGCTCCGCTTGCTGCGCCTTCGGCCCAGGAATCATACCTCAAGTCAATGATCCTGCCGGGGATCGATGAGCTTGTGGCAAACAGCTTTTCGTTTGCCGGAAGGAAACTTTCGATATAGAAGCCTTTATAGAACAGGATCGTTCCTTCAATCATGTTGTACACCAGCACCGCATTGTTCACTGTGCTGTCCCCTGTTGGGAAGGAAAGATAATATCTGTTCTTGAAGAACGTTGCACACATCTGATCCAGTGCAGCAACATTCACTGTCTTCCATATCTGTTCAACCTGTTCCCTTGCATAAGGCGAACTGCTCATGCCATCATAAACGGACAGGCCGTTTCGCCCAGCCATGAACACCCGTTCCTCAATAACCGCAATGGTATTGAAGTATTCCGTTCCTTCTGCGAACTGTTCCTGGAACGTATACTCTCCGGGGCTTACGCCCAGCACACGCCATATCCTGTTTTTCTTGAAGGCAAGTAGCTGATCGCCGAACCGCCGCAGCGCATAAAACTGATCGCCGTCCCAGCTGGGCTGCTTCACTTCGCCGGCTCCGTTCGCAGGATCAACAGCATCAGGTGTCCAGTTGTCAGGATAATAGGCCCGTGAGTAATACAGTGTGTCCGGTTCTCCGGGAACACCTGTTCCCCAGATTCGTTCAGCGTATCGTTCGATCACGCCGAACTTCTTCTGCGGCTCGGTATCGTCAGTAGGATCTGCCCGTGTGTCCACTGGGGCAATCGTCCACTGCTCCGACACCGTCTCTCCCCATGTATCCGTTTTTACTGTTCCCCATGTCCGCTGCTTCACAAGGTTCCATGTTGTCGGCATATCCGGCGGTATCACCATGAACATTCCGTCCTGCGCATTGCTGATCAGCAGAACATCGATTGTGTAATCCACGCCTTCCGGGTTGATTTCATAGGTCACCCAGCTCCAGACATCGCAGGCAAAAGAGCTTACGCCTTCCGGCAGATCAATCTCTGCCCACTGCCCATGTTCGCCTTCCTGTTTCTGGTAGAGCTTGCCGCCGGCAGCGCACACGTACCAGTTCTTGCTTCCTGCTCCCTGATACCACCGCCGATGGAATGCAGCCAGCGTTTCCACCCGGCTTTCAAAGTTCCCCTGGAGCATCGACATTGCGGCCTGCGGCTGAAGCACTCCGTCCTTTGTCTCGACATTGTATTCCTCTGCCGCATACCGGATATCGGCGTTCATGTTAACGTTCGCCTGGTTCAGACCTTTGAACTCATTGAGCCAAACATCCGCGTCATAGGCATGAAGGCTGAACTGCGCCATAGGTCATCACCTCACCTTGGGATGTTGTAGAAGTTTCTGTACTTCTTCCTGCTCCCGTCCTCGTTGAATCCATTCTTCCCACCGCCGTCCTTCAGCGTTGCGAGAATCTCAAGGAAGCTGTTTCGGTACGCCATCCCACGGCTTTGTTTCTGCGGATTGCCGTTCCTGTAGATCAGCCATGTTGCCCAGTCGGCAATGTACCGATGCAGCCACTCCGGCAGGAGCGGTTCGTCATCGCTGCTCTCCAGGCGCGGATAATCATCTGACGGAACGTGCCGGTCATCCCAGACAATGACGATACGGTCATAGGCTTCATTGATGTAGTTATCAATATGCGGCGCATAATCCGGCAGATCATCTGCATCATTGTTCGTCTGATGCATGATATGTTCCTGAATGTCCTGAAGAGTCATGGCTCATCACCCCTTACAGAATTTCTTTCCCATACTTTTCATAAAGCTGAAGGAATACAGGAACGGGAACATCCACACGAACTCCGCGCTGGACCCCGTACTTCTCAAGGCCGGTTTCATTGGAGATGGTAACGTGTTCATACTGGTCAACCATCATGCCGCCGCCGCCGATGTTCTCCAGCTTCGGCAGCTTCACAGAAGTCATCGGCCCGTCATACTTCTTTTCTTCTTTCTTAACCGCGACTGTCATATCGCCGGTATTCGCCAGCAGTTCCTTTTTAGCCATTGTCTTGGCTCCTTTCTTTTTGTATGAAAAAACCGCCTTTCGGCGGTGTTCCCCAGTTAGTTTCCACTATAGGCGTTACAGGGGCGAATTATTCCTGTTCAGATTGTTCAGGTTCGGGGGTCACAGGATGCGTAAAGGATGCAGGAGGATGCAGATGTGCGCCTCTGGCGTTCACGATCATGACCGTATGCACCAGCACAGAAGACTTCGCGGCAGCGGCATAAACGAGGCCGAACTTCTCTTCCGCGTCAGCAACAGCATCGTAACCATAAGGCAGGACGCCAGTGGTTCCGTCCGCGTTCGTCTGCATTTCGATAACAAAGGTTTTCATTTTATTCACCTCTTTTTCAAAAATGTCAAATCAATATTGTCCGCATCCGACCAAACCGTGTTCACGCCGACAAGGGCGTTTACCTGTTGGGGGGTGAGTTGGTAGGTAATAGGAGTGTCGAGTTCGTAGACGAGTTGGACGCCATTGACAGCGCTACCGAATGAAATGGCATCAGAAAAGCGATGATCAATTACAACGGTTCGTTCATTACCAAAGG